AGTCTGGGGTGCCGGTGCACCTACAGTCAACGGTCCATACCCACAATTCGATGGACTTGACGTTATTGTTTCGTCATTCTCATCACACAACACAGGTGGCCCTAACCAGGGTATCGGTGGAGGAGACATTGACAACTACGGTGGAGCTCAAACATGGGCTGGCCTATCATTCAACCCATGGGTTGATGGTGTAGACCAGAACGCAATTGACTTCGGCGGAAACTCACTTTCACTCGGTGGACTTGACCTTCTCATTGACCTCGTTGAGAGCAATGTTGCAGAGCCAATCGAAAATGCTGAGTGGATGTTCCTCATGTCACCTAACGCAAACAGCCGTCTTTCACAACTTCTCGTCAACCAACAACGTTTTGTTGACCAAGTTGAAATCGCTGCTGGTTTGATCGTACCTACATACCGTGGTGTACCAATCGTTAAGTCATCATTCCTTTCACCTCGTACAAACAAGATGGGAACAGTAGTTGCTACTAAGGGAACCGGCGGAAGCCTTCCAGCAGTTGCACTCAACTACCAAGTTGCTCCTGTTATTGCTCGTTTCGGTGAAACACAAGCTTCATCAGTTGCTACTGTAACTCCTGACGCTGACGGAATTGTTAACCTTAGCTTTTCAACACCAACTGGTCCAGAGGGCTCACAGCCAACTCACTACAAGGTTTACCGTAATTACACAGTTTCAGGAACTAACGCTACAGTTACTCTTCTTGGAATTATTGACGCAAACTTCCTTGACAGCACAGGAAACATCTGGGCTACAACGAAGATTGTTGACAACGGTTCAACTCTTATTGCTGCTAACGGAAGCAACGTACAGGCTCAGCCTACTGCTGCTTACGCTTACTTCAACAATGGACTTAAGCCGCTTACCTCAAACGGTGAGCAGAGCATCTACCTCATGTCACGCGACGCTAACTACATCACACGTCCTTACGTACGTGAAATGCAGCCAGTGAACGTGTACCCAACAACTGCATCGCCTGACAGCTTGCCGTTTGCATTCGTTGCAGACACCACGCTTGCTGTTCGCGCACCTAAGTACTTAGGTCGCCTTGCAAACGTTGCGAGTGCTTTGGACTCTAAGGCTGGAAACGGTGTAACACCGACTAACAGCTCTTACACTCCTACATTCATCGTTGACTAATTAGGTAGTCAGATTTCAGTGTGGTGGGTAGGTTCCCTCGTTCCTCCCCTGCCCACCGCACTGGATTTATCTAGAAAGGTTTTACCATGGCATTACTAGCAAAGAAAGAACCAGGCGGCGCTGCCGGATTGGTTTGGGAAAAGGCCGGAGACGAAGGCGCAATTGATGTAAGCCCTCGTTTGGCTTATGAGTTGCTTCACATTCCCGGTGAACTTTTCTATGTTGTTGAAAAAGCAGTAAAGAAAATCGAAAAAACTGTCGAAAAAATTGTTGAAGAAGTTGTAGAAAAAGTAGCTCCGAAAGAAGCTCCTAAGTCTGCTGAAGAAGATCCAACATCACCCGACATTACGTCTGCACTAGATGCAGCGTCAACTACTAAGCGTCGCGCAAAGAAAGAGTAATCATGGCAAATAACGGGTCACAATACAACGATCCCGTTTCACTTGCCAGTGTTGCTGACTTTCAACGTCGCTATCCCGAGTTAGTTGTTGACCTTGAACCAAGTCTCATTGCAGACATTTTGGTCGAGGCAACAACTCACTTAGAGGACTTGACGGGTCGCCGTTTGGCACCTTTTAAGGGTCACATTTTTCAAGAGCGCCTATTCGGCATTGACCCAATGGAATACGGTAATAACGCCGATATGCCATTAGACATCTACGGATCTCTGGGTCTTTCTCAAGCTATTGCTCTTGGTGCGTCAACACTTGTACGTCACTTCTGGCTTGATCAATTCGCTCCGGTATATCCGGAACTGTGGACATACGACATTAAGTCTATGGACATCTATCGCACCTATGGCGACACGCAACCCATTAACTTTAAAAATGGTGGAGTTCGTGGACCAGATGTAACCGACGGTCACGTATGGCTTCGTCTCGGTACATTCGCTCCTGAAGGAACTCGTGTAACTGTCGTTTACGACGGTGGATACACAAAGGGTATTCCTGCTTCGCTTCGTCGTGCCTGTTTGTTTCAAGCGGCCAAGTTTGTCATTCTAGAATTTGAACCACAAATTCGTCGTGAAATGAATCTTGACGAAATGGAGAACACGGTCAATAAACTGATCGGTCCTTGGGTAAGAGGCTAACATGGGCCAGATGAATTTCCGTAATGGGTCACCTCAAGGTTTTTACGCTAAAAATTTACAAAACGTAGCGGTAAAGCTCCAGATGTATTCTGCTGCTTTAAAGAATCCAATGCCTGCTCTTTCTCAAATTGAAGAGTTGTTTATAGCAATGGAAGAAGAACGTTTTCTTAATTATGGTGCTGCTCCAATGTTTGGTATCCCTCAACAATGGGAATCACTGGCAGATAGCACCGTTCTATCAAAACAAGGATACGGTGGAGATCGTCCACTCGTTAACTTTGGTTATCTTCATCAGGCAGCTGTTACGCCAATAATTGTTAACACCCCAAAAAGTGCTGTTGTTACAATTGACCCAAGAAAAACTGGCGCACCACAGAACTATTCTCGTGGCAAAGACTATGGTTATTTTCATCAAACCGGAGATAACGAATCAGGTATTGCAAGAGAAATCATTACCATTACACCAGAATTTAAAGAAGAAGCAATGCGAATAATGCAAAGCTACATTGGTGTTGGTAAACAAAAAGTTGCTAAAATTGCTAAAGCAAATGCTGCAAGAATTGAAAGTTCAAAATCCACTTACGTTGAACAAGCTTTGAGAAGAGATTCTCAAGCTGTATCAATAAAATCAAAGATTAGCAGAACTGGAAATAAAGAACTTTCTGCTTCTGGAAAAAGAACAGTTGACAGAAATGCAGCAGAATTAGCTAAGATGAAAGATCCAAGTCTTTCAACTTATTCCCACTATGAGAACATACGTCTCACTAGACAAGTTCAATCAGAATTTAATAAAGCAAATAAGCTAAATTCATCTCAAGTAGATTCACTGATAAATAGAGTTTCTGGTGGGAAATTAAACAGAGAAAAAATGTCGTTTTATAATTCTACATTAAGAGAAAACCAAGTAACTGGTGCTCAAAGAATTGCAGACGGATTTGGTAAACCATGATGGCACAAAGAAACTGGTGGACTGATTGGGATCTTTCTTACACCGATAATATATTTGGCCCCCTTATTGGCGGCAACTCTGTTCAAGAAGCTTTTTATAAGACGCTTCAAGAATGGCTTCCTACTTACATTGCGGAAATTAATCGCAAATTAGGTAGTCAAGTTCTTCTTGAGCCATTTGAATATCGCCACCGTCCTGAATTCAGGAACCTTCCAAGAAATGCATCGGCCGCAATTCTTATTGAAGTTCCTAATACAATCGGTGTTCCGAGAATTTATCAAAACGCCATTCGAGTGAACTGGCGCGTAGAAGTTTTAGTCTACGTGTACGGTACAAAAGATTGGCAAGAAACACAAGCACTGACTTCTGCCTATGCGGCAGCGGTTCGTGCTGCCATTATTCAACATCGCGGTCTAGGTGGGTTTGCTCAAACAACCATCTGGGAGGGCGAGGAATATGCTGAAGGCGAACACTCAGGTGGTCGTACAACGGGTATTGCTCACCTTCGTTTTGCCGTCACCGTTGGAAACGCAATGACAATGTTTGGGGGTCCCCCATCACCACAATACGCTCCAACAGGTGCAAGTACCGGACCATCAATATTGCCTCCAGAGCCCGCATTTCAGGTTGAAGATGTCAATGTTGAGGTTATAAAGGAAGATATATGAGCAAAAAGAAAGTAATCGTTCAATCACGACACGTTATTTTTGACGATAAGGGTTACTCCCTTATCCCAGCGCACCAACACACCGTTGAAGACGGTCCAGTGGTTGACGCACACATTTTAAATGGTCTTTTGACAATTGTTACAGAAACCAAGCCAGAGGCAACAAAGGCAGAAGTTATGGAAGAACCAAAGAAGATCGTCCCAAACAAAAACCCACGTACTCAGGAAACTGAGACACTAATCCCACAGGAGAACGCAAATGGCTAATTCAGCTCCCGGCGTATACGTTAACGTAACCGCTAGCGCTTCAAATTCCCAAGGTGTAAACCCAACCGGTCAATGGTTCGTAGTCGGCAATGCCGCAGGACCAACTGGCGTGGCTATCACAGTAAGCTCAATGTCAGACTTCGCGACCTACTTTGGTCAATTTGTCGGCGGTAAGCTAACTGGTCGCTACAACGTTACACCAAACTCAGTCAACCTCAACAGCACATTGCTTTACGATGCTCTTGATGTCTATTTCAAAGAAGGCGGAATCGTTGCTAACGTTTCTGTCCTCGGTGCCGCAACTGGCGCAACAAAAGCAACAGCAACACTTGGAACAAACTCATTCACTGCAATTAGCGGTGGTACATGGGCTAACAGTTCTGACGCTTCTGCTGCTGGTCTTGTAATTAACTTTACAAACACAACTGTAAACACTGTTGCAACATACGCTGCAAGCATTGTTCTTAACGGCGTTCTTCTTGCTTCTTCACCGAAGTTTGAGGCAACTGGCGCAGAACTTGCACTAAATCAATGGATTAACTCACTGCCAGTGCTTAAGTCACTTTGCACAGTTTCAACAATCTCAGGTTCAGCTGCCCTTCCAACAACAAACAGCACAACTTCAATTTACTTTGCATCAGGAACAGACGCAGCAGCTGCCGACACAGACGTACCAAACGCACTTGCTGCATTTGGAACATCTTTTGGCGCTGGTCAAGTCTCTTACCCAGGTGCTTATTCAGAAGCTGTTTACGCTGCTTTAACAGATCACGCTGCTGCAAACAACCGAGTTGCAGTTCTTGACGTTAACCCATCACACTCTGCATCTGGACTTATTTCTGATGTTCACACACTTCAATCAAGCGGTTCAGACACATCACACGCTGCAATCTTTGGTCCTTGGCTTAGTGTTCCTGGTGCCACTGCTGGATTTGCTCGCACAGTACCAGCCTCTGCACTTGCTGCAGCATTGATGGCAAAGGTTGACACAAAGTATGATGCAAACGTAGCCGCTGCTGGATCAGCAAACGGAACTTCAGTTTACGCAAATGGTGTTGCAAAAGCATACTCTGCTGATGACCGTGGACTTTTAAACAGTGCTGGCATTAACGTTGTTCGTCTTGTACCAACAACCGGAAGCATCTCAGTTTACGGATACCGTTCACTTGACACTACAGGTGACTGGACATTCCTAAACAACGTACGTTTCCGCATGCAACTTAAATCAGAATTTGAAACTTCCGGTGAAGCGTTCATGTTCAGGCAAATTGACGGACGAGGACAACTTATTTCTCAGTTCAATTCAGCTCTTGCTGCAATTTGTCAAGGACACTGGATTAAGGGAAGTCTTTACGGCTCAACCCCTGAGTCATCGTACATTATCAACACTGGCACACAAGTAAACACACCTGCAACAATTGCGAGCGGTCAACTTAATGCTAATGTAAGCCTTAAGATGTCACCATTTGGTGAATTCATTACAATTAATGTAACCAAATTCCTTGCTAACGCAACACTTCCACTATAAGCTTAATTAAGAAATCTAGGAGATATTAAAATGGCTGATGTAACACACAATTATGGCTCAGAACAGCAGTGGCTTGCCACGCTATCAATTGCTTCAATTCCCGTAGGTGCGGGTACAACTCTTAAAGTAGGAGACACTATCGTATTTGACAAGTTTTCCGGTGGGGATGTTACCGCTGCTGTAAACAAGCACCGTCCTGGTGGAATGAAGAATGAAATTACTTACATGTCTCTTCCAACCTACTCAGACGTTGTTCTGACCAAAGTTTACGAAACCCAGGTTGACCACGACAAAATCAAGGACCTCCACGCTTTGGCTGGAAAGGCAATGGTTAACGTTGCTCTTACAGCACTTGACGATGAAGGAAATGTCTACGAATCAGCAAAGGCTCGTACCTACTCGGGTCGCCTTGTCAATGTAAAGGACGGCGGTACCGACTCCATGTCAAATGCTGCTAGAATGTACGAGATTGACATTGCTGTTGAAAGCGTTTCAAACTAAGTTTTAAATAAATAACTACACCATTGGAGGAACACATGGTTGATTTTAAAGTCACAGATGAATTGGAAGATGGCGTCATGCAGGGCGGCGGGTTGGCTGAAGACAGTCCACTTGCCGCTTTGCGTGACCGTCGTGCACAGATTGTAAATGATCTGTACACAGATATTAAAGTCCCTCGTTGGGACGAACCAGAATTGTACGTTCGATTTAAGCCAGTATCAGCAGTAAAGCTGAACAAGGCAATTGAACGTCGCCGCAAGGTCGGCGGAGAAGACTGGTCGTTGCTCGCCAATGCAGACATGCTCATTGAGGCATGCATTGGAGTGTACGCCGTTGTTGATGGAAACACCGACAATAAACTATCTCTCAAGGTTGATGACGCTAAAGGCTCATGGACAAAGTTTGATTCAGATCTTTCTGAAGCAATCGGTCTTGATGCAGTTAGAGCAACTGATGTTGTTCTTGGCGTTTACCTCACAGAAGGTGACCTAATTGACACCGCAAACAAACTCTTTAAGTGGAGTGGTATTGCCGGTGACGACGCTGACGAAAGTTTTTAAAAGCCCTGGATGACGACCCGTACATAGAGGCGGGCGCATATGCAGCATTACTGGGAATGGACCCTTACAAGGTCATCACTCAGGGCCATGAAGATTATTTAATATCAATTGCCTTGATGAAAAAGGCTATGAAATTAAGCAGTGAACAAAAATCAGAGGAAATAAAAGTTCTTGCGGAATTGACTGGTCTAGAAGTCGCAAAGGTTCTTGCGAAAATCTTCTAACAGCCTTCCGCCAATATAGAAGGCGGCAAACAACAAACCGCTATCCCTTTGGGGGTAGCGGTTTTTTTGTTGAGGTTACATGGTAGCAGAAGCTAATAACTTAGAATTTTACATGAAGATTTTCGGTAGCGCAGAGGTCGCTACCGGGCTTGATCGCGTTGTTAAGGGAATTGACGGAACGTCAGTATCTGCTGACCGCGCTGCCGTAGCAACTGACAGGTTTGATCAAACCCTTCGAGTTCTTGCAGGTGCTCTTGACAGAGACGTTATAGCTTCTGACAGAGCTGCAAAAGCC